ACTCCGGCGCCTCGGCGCGCTCGCCCGGTATCTGGAGCAGGTTGCCGAGCTCGGTCAGGCGTATCGAGCGGATGTTTTTGAAGTCCTTGACGGTGCGCGTCTTGACGAGCGGCGCCCAGTATTTCCCTTCGTATTGATAACCGTCGAGGAGGAACTTGTTCTGGACGTTGGATACGATGTTGGGGAAATCGGAGCTCGACATCGCCTCGTTGATAAGCTCGAACGGGCCGCTGTATTCCCGGTCAATACCGGCTTCACGCAGCGCGCGCTCCGCTATTTGGTGTATCGAGTAAGCCATGCTTCACCTCCTATTGCTGTTTGAGTTGCTCGATTTGAACGTAGTCGATAGCAACGGTATGAGCAGCGGCCGCTGTATCGGTTAATTCCCACCAGGTATAGTGGGGGTTGGCCGTCATCAGAGTAGCGCCAGTAGGGAGTGGCATAGCCACGTCGTCGAGAGCCCAGGTAACGTTGCCCGTAGCGTCTACCGCGATTTCGAGCTTCGTCGGGTCAACCGTGGCAGGAACGGTAGAGTCAACGTTTTCTACGCCGGTGGTGTCGTCTATTTGCAGCATCCAGTTAGCGCCCAACGCTACGTCGTAAGAAATTAGAACGTATTCGCCAGCCGCCGCCCAGAACCCCCACTCGAACCGTTGGGTTACGAGGTTAGTCAGGTCAACAACGGACTCCATACGGGGTGCATAGGCGCGTGCGTTAGAAAGACCCCAGGACCGCGTACTGTTGCTATCAACGCCGGCGCCGCCCGTTACGATTTCGGCCCAGCCGGGGCGTACCGATACGGTGTTCGTACCGCCGCCAATGACGGTCGTAAGGTCCCAGTCCAAAACGTATTCCGTATCGACGCTCACGGTGAAGTCGTCCTGGAACGTGATGTAATCGGAGCGGTCCTTGTATCCGAGGAATTGGTCGGGCGGGTCCTGGCCGAAGCTGAGGTCTTCGCCGCCCGCGATGTCGCCCGTGAACGTAGCGTCCGTGCCGTCGACGGTTGTAAAGATACCCGCCGCTGGCGTAACGGCGCCGATGGGGCCGTCGATGCCGATAACCGTTATGCCGTTAGCGTCCCATATCGTATTAACTACACCCGCAACAGAAGCGCCGAAGCTGTCGTCGGCGATGTAGTAGAAACCCGAGTCGTCGGCTACTTCGCTATCGAAGAACAGCGCCGGCAAAGCCGCCGTGCCATCCGAGAGCCATATATAACCGTCGGCGTCAATGTCGCCGTCGACTTCCATGCAGGCTTCGAAATACGAGTCGCCCGTATCCTGGTTATAGCTGGTAGGTACGCCGGTTCCGTCGCCGACCCATAGGTCGAGCACGCGGCCGTACGCGGGAATCGCCAGCGCCAAGATGCCGAGCGCGATTAGTAATTTCTTCATGGTTCACCTCCTACTTACTTTTAGCCGGAGCTCATTAGCATGACGTTGATGACGGCGATACCCGCCGCGATTACTTCCAGCGCCACGCCGTACTCTTCTCCGTTGTTATTTTTGTTGAGTGTGTTAGCGCCAGTTATAGTGTCATAATACAGAACGTCGCCTACCGCGACGGCGGAAGGTCCACCAAAGTCGACGGCTTCGACGCTCAGGTCGTAAATCACAAACTCGCGGTCGAATTCCACATCCGCGTTGACGGCCGGGCCCGCACCGGCGCCGCGGTCGTTCACGCAGACGCCCGGATACGGCCCCAAGACCGTCGGGTTGCCCGAGAGCTTACCTACCGCAACCGGCACGTTAAGAATTCGGCCCCTTTGAATCAGGTTAATGGCCACGTTTCACCTCCTACTTTTTATCTTTATCCTCGGCTTCGCTGAGCGGCGTACCGGCCATTTCTAAAACGTCCTTAGTGGCCGACTCGACGAACGCCTTGCGTTTATCGGGTGCGCCGCCGCCCATGCCTTTTACCTTGCCGGCCTCGGCCAGCGTCGCGATGTATTCCGCTTCTTTTTCGACTTCCGCCTTGACCTTGGCCTCGAACAGCTTTTGGTCCTTGGCGTCCGTCAAATCTAAGCCGTCAGTTTCGGCTTTAAGAGACTCGCGGAGTTTTTCCTTCGCGACATCGGGCAGTTCGTCCGGAAACGCGGCTTCGATTAACTCGACGCTCTTGGCCTCGTTGAGTTTTATTCCGAGCTCGACGTACTTCGCCTTGTCCTTCTCGGCGGCCTCTTCGAGCTCCGCGATACGGTCATCCTTCGCCTTAACGTTCAGTTCGGCGGTAACGACTTCCCGAGCCTCGGTCAAAAGTTCCCTGCGCTCGGATTCAGTTAATTCTTCGAGCTTCATTCGTTCACCTCCTTGTTCGGTGCTCTCGTATATCGTGTCTATCTTTCCGCCGGCCGCCGGGTTTTCAACGAGCAGCGCGGCGGTAAATTGCTCGATTGATTCAACTAACGCCGTCGGCTTACCTTCTATTTCAACAGGACACCTAACCCTACCGCCGGCCTCGATAGACGGGCCGAAGGCGTGGGGGTCGTCTTTCGCCAAGTCGAATACCCAGTTTTTGTGGGGCAATACTTTAAGGTCGCCGCGCAACACCTTCATACCGCCACTCTCGACGACCTCAACGTTGCGAAGCGTCCCCACCCGGTCCTCAAGGCGTTTAATCGCGTGGTGGTCGGTGCTATTACCGGTATAAATCGGCAAGCCTTCAGCAAGCGAAGCGGCATTTTCAACCGCAGCGTTAGAATAAAAGCGGTGATATTTACGACCGCCGCGGCGGGCCTCGTGGAGTTTTTGGCTAAACCCTGATTTGAGTACCGTAAGCCTCAACGTTCGCTTCGGCTCCGCATCGGCAACCGCCTCCTCCAAGTACTCGAGGTCGCCGAACTCCTCTTGCCACGTCGCCTTAAATGTGTCTTTCGACTCTTTAAGCACCCACTTATCACCTACTTTCTTGTGGCTCGCTTTAAACTGCGCGACCGCGACGGCCATCGGTTCCTCGGCGCCGCCCTTCGCCTTTATCGCGTCGTACGCCGCGGCGATGCTGTTAATCTGCGCGAGCGTCAACGCCACGCCGTTAAGGGTCGTGTTGAAGTTTCCCGCCTTCGCCGCTGCTACGCTTGAGTACGGCATCAGACCTTGTACCCCCAGCAGTAAATGCGGAACGCCGTCAACGCCGTCAGGTCGTCTTGTATCGTTACCTGGAAGACGTCGCCCATCGAACCCTCGAGGATTAAGATATGGTGGTCGCGGAACTCGACTTTGGCGAGCATGCAGTCGTCGGCCTTGCCGAACGGCAACACCACCACGTCGGCGCCGGCTACGTGGCCCCAGTCGGGGTTGGCTAAAATCGTATCGAACGTCTGGACGACGGCCGTGGACCGCCGGTTGACCTGGAGGAGAACGCCGTTATTGCACGGCCCCGTCTCGCCGAAGTGGACGCCGTCGAAGGCCTGCGAGCCGTCGCTTATAATTGCGTTGAACCCCAACATCGCCCACCGCTCCGCTACACCGTCGGGTCCCCAGCCGAAGACGACGGGAACAACGGAGCCATTAACGTTCAACGCCTCCGAGCCGTCGATGACAGCCTCGAGCGCCCCCCCGGGGAAGCTCGCGCCGGTACGTACGAAGTCGTGGCACAGCTTCGAGATGTCGTACGCGCCGAGCCCCGTTAAGTCGTAAACCGTTGGAATTAACGCCATCGTTCACCTCCTAAATTTTATAGGCCCAAGCGTATACGGAGACGTGGGTCAGCTGCTGAATGTCGTCATCTACCAAGACCTGAAATACGTCGCCCAACGTCCCGTCGAGAATAAATCGGTGCTTATCTTTAAATCGGCACCTTGCGAGTAAATAATCCAGCGCCGGAAGGCTGGCGTAGCGCACGTCCTTGCCGCAAAGCGAGAACCAGTCCGCGTTCGTTTGAATCCGGGCGAAGGTCTGCGTTACGCCCGTCGATTGCCTTACCACCTGGAGGGCGAGGCCGTTCGCTAACCACCACGCCTGGCCGAACCGTATCGCGTTAAAGACGGGCGACGTCACGTCGCATACGACGGCGTCGAAGCCCAACATCACCCACCGCTCGGCGGCGGCGTCGGGGCCGAAGGCGTAGGCGCGGGGGTTCGCTACCGCGTTCATAAGCTCCGTGCCGTCGGCGTCGCCCTCATACGCGCCGCCCGGGTAGCGCGGCGCCCGGCGCAAGTAATCACCCCGGAGCTTCGAGGCGTCGTATGCGCCGAGGCTGGACAGGTCAAACGTTATCGGTATAATCGCCATAATGAAAAAGGGCCGCCCCCGAGTCTCCTCGGGAAGCGGCCCTGCTTTATTCGCTCAGGCTACTTAGTTAATGCGTTCGCGTTCTTTTTTCACAATATCGAGTATCTTCCCGTCCTGGATTACGACCTCGACGCTGCCGTGGCCCGTATCCTGCACGGCCGTTATCGCGTTCGCTATCTTCTTGGCTTCGTCGCGGGTCATTATAAAAACCCGAAGGGTAACGGATACTCATTTAGCGCGTCGTTAAATTTCCTTGCTATAAAACGCATATTGAGCGCTGTTAGCTCCTCGGTTGAGAGCGTCCTAAGCCAGCGACGACACTCTTCGCCTGAAAGCGATTTGAACGTTGCCTCTAATTTATTAATATCTTCGGTAGTCATTGCGGCCGCCTAAGCGCCGGATATCCGAGCGCCTTCAACGTTTTAAGCTCGCCCTTGCTATTCCAAAAGTCATCGAACTTGACCCCGCCAGCGTTCATTAAGCGAACTCGATTATAGCCCAGCACCTTCTCCTGCTGCTCCGTCGGTAGGCCGCGCAGGTAATCCTTGCCCGTCGTGTCGGCGGAGAATACCGTCGTCTTCGCGTGGCCCTCAGCGTCGTATTCCTTGCCGCGGCGCTCCCCCTCCGGCCAGTCAACTACTGGCTCCGCGACGCAGCGTCAATCGGGATGTAGCGTTATATCCGCCGCATGGGCTACCGGGATAATCTTGCCGTCGCGCACGAGGCATTCCGCGCAAGTATCGGCGTCGAGCGCCGCGAGTATCCGCAGTTCCGTAATCCCCGCCTGCTCGTAGATAACCGAATGCGCCATATTCGACGCGTTCATTATCGTCGTGCGGGTAATAGTCTCCGCGGTCCGCGCGCCGATGTCCGTCGCCTTGTTGACCGCCCGGGCGATGACCTTCGGGTTCTGGCCTTGAACCAGGCCGTTTATCAAAGCCTTGCGGGCGTCGGCCTGCATCGTCGCCGAGAGCTGCGCGAAGCGCTCGCCGAATATCGTGCCGTTAATGGGATAGTTTACGAAGTAGTCGACGGTCGCCATATCTATAAAGCCCGTCGGCACGCGGACGCCCAGCGCGCCCAGCTCCGCCGCTATCTTCTCGGCGTCGCGCATAAAGGCGTAGCTGGCGTAGCGTTCAGTGATTTCGCGGGCGCTATCGTTGAAGTACAGCGCCTCGCGCTCGATGCCGGCGCGGAGGTCCTCGAGGCGTCGCGTGCGAAGCAACTTGTCGTAGCTCCAGTCCTTCGGCTCCTCGATGTACGCGTCGGCGATAGCCTGCGTTATAGTCGTGTGCGCCTGCCGCAGCGACGTATAAAGCTCCTCGACCGCGGCCTCCTCGTAGCCCTTGGCGAGCTGGACGCGGTTGCGTACCAGGGCGGCGCGGAAGGCCGTCGCCTTGTCAAGTGTTACCGTCGCTGTGGTTTTAACGTCGGGCATCTAAACGCATCCGTCCTACTATTAAGCCTCCTAAATCTATAAAGCCGCCCTTTTCGCCGAACCTATCTTTTATTATTTGAGCTACGATGTAATTACCGACAGCCCAGCACCCCTCGTTTTCCGAATAAAGCATCGCCTTCAATTTCTCGCGGTCAACTGCGAGGTCGTAATGAAGCGTACCGTCGTCGTCAATACCTTCCACGTTTATTTTAATTCCCAAATCTTTAAACATCACGTTACCTCCACTTCTTCCTCTTCTTCCGGCTCCTCCGCCGGCGCTGGGTGCTCGAACGGTATGCCGCCCGCCTGCTTTATCCTCTCCGCCTTCTCCTTCGCGACCTTCTCCGCCTCGGCCTCGGAGTCTATGGGTATAGGTAAATATTGCCGGAACGTATCGAGCGATATACCGTCGACCGCTAATGCGTTAAGCAGCATCGCGTTAAACGTCTCCTGGTCCTCGGGCAAGTCGGGCCAAACGACGACGACCGGCTCCCGCGCCGCCTCCTCGCTTACCCGCCGCGCCGCCGCCTTGCGCTCAAGGAACCAGCGGAATAGCTCGACGTTGTTATCGGTGTGCCAGCCCTCCTGCGCCTCGACGACTATTTTAAACGCCTGGTATACGACGTCGGTGCTGGCGTAGTTCGCATTAGCGGCGTCGCCGCGTATCATAAACTCCGGCATCGAGAGCGCCGCGCCCATCTGCAGGCCAAGCTCGCGCACGTCATCCTTGGCGTCGCCGGCGCCGATGTTGGGAGACTTCATATCCCAAGTTATTTTATCGTTGTGAACGCGAGTCGCGCCCGGCCCCGGCGCACCTTCCGCTTCTAACTGCGCCCGATACGCCTCGACCTCTTCGGGCGTCCCGTTTACCGTAATGTCATTTACATACGCCGTCCGCGCGCGGTTAAGGTTGACTCGATTCCGCTTGAGCTCCTTGTATTGCGTCAAATCCCACAGGCACGGCGCCAGGTAGCTCAACCCCCGCGTCGCGCTCGACAACGTCGGCCGCTTCCAAGCAAAGAACGTCCGCAGCGTGTACGCCTCGCCCTCAACGCGCTCGTCGCGGCGAATGAACTCCTTGAGTATCGTCGGCGTCCAGGCATGCGTTGTGTACGAATACTCCCGGCGCGTATACTCGCGGTACAGCGCCTCGATATCGCGGTAGTCGTCGGCGTTGGTAATGACCTCTTTAACCTCGAGTGGGTCGACCTCGCGGACGCGTATATCGCCCGTCAGCGTATTAGCGAAGGCGACGGGGAATATCTCGCCGTCCAGAAAGCCGCGTATTATAAATTCCTTGACGGTATCGTAGTAATAATCGCCCTCGATGAACGCCTGGACCTCCTCGTCCGCCTGCGGGTCGTTGTGGTAGATTTTAAAGCCGGGCCGCGCCATAAAGTATAGCATGTTATTGACGTACGCCGCGGCCATCGGGTTCTCGCGGTAAATCTTCCAGGCGTTGGTACTGACCTCTTCGCGCTCGTAGGTATCAACGTCGCGCAGCGCGCCGCCCAGGCCGAAGCGGCCGGCATACGACGTAATCCAGCGGCGTAGCTCCTGGACGTTGTTAATCGTCTCCTGGAGCTTCGTCTCCGTCGCGGCAAGCTCGCTTTCTTTAACGATTGTGCGGCCGAAGAGGCCCATTAATATATCTCCAGCAAATTAAGCAAGGCTTCTATGCTAACGGACTCCCCGCAATTAGGGCAGGTAACGCTACGAGTCACTAGCTCTTTTAATACCTTTTCCGCCTGCGCCGCTTCCTCTAGTGAAATATCATTCCACTCGTACTTGTGAGCTAAAACCTTAAATATAGCGTCGCGGATATTTTCCAAGGCTCGATAACTCATTACAGATAACCCTCGTCTTTAATCGCCGGCGTGTAGACGGGGGGGCCGCTGCCGCTTAGCTTCCACGCCGCCAGCATCAACGCCGTCGCGCAGTCATCGTGGTAACCCGAAGGGGCGCCGTAGCGCACGCCGCCGCTGGGTAGTTGCTCCGCGGCGTAGATTTCAAGCTCGTTTACGAGTTCCGGAATATCAGGGAAGCGGATATTGCCCTGCGAAATCGCGAGCGATAAGTTCTCCACCAACTTGCGCTTCGACTCCGCGGTAAACTTATAACCCTCGACGGGGGCGCCGAGCGAGCGCAGCCGGTCGAATATCGGGTCGCCGAGACCCGTGCTGTCGAGCAGCACCGTCGCGTCGTAGTAACGCTTCGACATAGCCTGGACCTTCGCTACCTGAAACTCCCAATCAAGCTGGCTAAAGCGCTCGAAGGCGACGAGCGCCCGGCTCGAGCGTTTAAGCACGCACATCACCGTAAAGTCCTGCGTCTTCGCAAGGTCGCAGCCAATAATATAAGTCTCCTTATATTTCGGTTCTTCTAAATCGCCGGCGACGCACTTGCGAACGCCGATAAATACGCCGCCCAAGTCCTCAAGGAATTCGGCGTATATTTCCTGGCGCCGCACGCCCTCCGGCATCGTCGCCGCCTCCGCGTCGATAGCCTCCCGGGGCACCGGGCCATCGTAACTCGTGAAGTGAAACG